AGCAGATTATTATTTAAGAAGAAAGAAAGAGGTGATAACCAATGCCGTCGGCGAAGGAAATTAAATTAGATTATGAACCTTTTGAGAAACAGAAATTGTTTCATGCCTCGGACGCATGACGAGTGCCTCTACGGTGGTGCAAGAGGTGGAGGTAAGTCAGTAGCCTTGATAATGGAGGCTTGGCAAAGAAGTGTTGAAACTCCCGGTCACAAGTCTTTAGTTTTGAGAAGAAGTTATAAGCAGTTAGAAAAATCACTCCTCCGACATATGCGAGAGCATTTCCCTTCCAACTTCGGTAGGTTTGTTAAGAATGATATGACCTACCACTTCCCAAATGGTTCACTTATTGACTTTGGATACCTCAATTCCGAAGACGATAAGTACGAATATCAAGGTCGAGAATATGATTTTGTCGGCTTTGAGGAACTTACCCAATTTACCTACTCACAGTATTCTTACATTTTATCCTCAATCAGAACATCATCAGAAAATATTATGCCCGTTATTAGATGTACTTCCAATCCGGGCAACATAGGACACAACTGGGTTAAAGCAAGGTTTTTAGAGTTTGCTGAACCTATGGAGAAAAAAGAAGTTGACCTAAGTAAAGAGATGAAAATACTGCAAGAGAGAAACCCCAATGTAGATTTAAGCGGTTTATCCTTCACTCGACAATTCATTCCTTCGACAGTATTCGACAACAAGCATATAGTAGAAAATGATCCTATGTATATTCTTCGTTTACAGCAGTTGCCGGAAGACGAGAAACAGGCTTACCTTTACGGTAATTGGAATGTATTCGGAGGACAGGTATTTAAAGAATTTAGCAAAGAAAAACATACTATTGAACCATTTGATATTCCTGCACACTGGCAGAAGTATATGGCTATTGACTGGGGATATAAAGAACCTTTTGCAATAGTTTGGGGAACAGTAGTTAATGAAGATAAAAAGATAGGGGATAGGACTTTAAAAGAAGGTTCTATCATTATATATAGAGAGTATTATGGAACAAAAAATGCAGGTAGCAATGAAGGTTTAGAAATGGACGCAACAGAGGTAGCACAGCACATTATAGGCTTTGAAGATGAACAGGTACATCATAGGATAGCAGACCACGATATGTTTGCTCGTAGAGGGCATTCAGCACCCACCATAGCCGAAACATTTGGCGACTACTTCCTTTACCTTAACCGAGCCGACAAAGGCTCTGGAAGTCGTATACAGGGTAAAATGCAACTACACAAAAGGCTAAGACTTGACGACGACGGAGAACCCTCCATTTATTTCTTCGACGACTGTCGTCATTGTATAAGAACAATCCCCTCCCTTCCTTATTCCAATAAAAGAACAGAAGATGTAGAAACAGATAATGTAGAAGATCACTTGTACGACTCTGTTAGGTATCTATTATCAGCAAGACCTATCGGCAAGAAAGAAGACAAGCCTAGAAAAGTAAGAGGTAATCGTAATAAAGATAAGTACACAGGTTATTAAAAGAGGTGAGAAGTATTTTAAAGCAAGGTGAAAAGAATAAGAAGGCATTACATAAAGTTAATGACAGGCACAAAGAGGCAGAAGACGCACGACAACCCAAAGAAGAACTGTGGGAAGAATGCTACCGTATGTGGAGAGCATACAGAGAAGAAAGGGACGACGAAAAGTCAAACTTATTTATCCCTTACCTTTTCAGCGTAGTGGAAACAGTAGTACCACGAATTACTGACACTCTTTTCTCTAAAAAACCTTATCTTAAACCTATGCCTACATCACCGGATAATATAGAAGGTGCAGAGGCACACGAAGTTTTAATGGACTATCAGTTTAAGAAGTCAAGGTTTGAAGAAAAAGTTAAAGAGTGGGTAAAGCAAACAGCTATTTATGGTACAGGTTTTGTTAAAGTTTACTGGGATAGAGATACTGAAACTAAAGTTGTGAGAGAAAAAAGGTTCTTTAATGATCCACTTGATTTGATACAGAAAGCTAATGAAATGGGTTTTGATAATATATCCTCCTTCAAAGAGGTAGAAAAAGAGATTGTAAAGTATGAGGGAGTTAACATTGAAATATTAGATTTATTTGATATTGCTATTGACCCTTATGCTGAAAGTATTGAAGACGCACGTTATGTGACACACGAAACTCTGCGTCCTAAAGACTATGTTAAGGACAAAATAAAAAGCGGTGTCTATGATGAAGTTGATATGGACGACTGGGAAGAAATAGAGAAGTCAGCAAGTGGTGGCAGTAATGATAAGTTTTCCGTTCTGCAAAGGCAGGAGTCAGTTGATATGGCTAATGATCCTAACGACTCCGAAGGTATGATTGAGATATTAGAATACTGGGAAGATAACAAAGTTATCACTATTGCTAACGGAAGTATTGTTTTAAGAAATCAACAAAACCCTTTCCACCATAAGAGAATACCGATTGTAGAGGCTGTTGACACTAAGTCAATAAAAGAACTCTACGGTATTGGTGAAATAGAACCTAATAGATATTTACAGGCAGAGTTGAATACTAATCGTAATCAGCGAATAGAAAATGTAAAGATGGCTATTAACAATTCATACTTTTACGACCAACAGGCATTAGACGAAGAAGACTTTGTTGACTCTCCAAATGCTAAGATACCAGTCCGGAATAGAGGACAGAAATCTCTAAGTGATGTTATATTTCCCGTACCAAAACAACCTATTAGTCGCTCTGCTTATACAGAGGAAGAAATCATAAAAAGAGATATGCAGGAAACTTCCGGAGTGACTCAATATGTAAAAGGTATCGCACCACAGGGTTCAGCAACGGCAACAGAAATAACCTCTTTACAAAAAGAGGCTAATTATAGATTTAAGCAGAAAATCAGAAACATTGCAAACGCTTTAGAAAAAGTAGGAGAATTGTGGGTTTCTCTTAATCAGCAATTCGTGACTGAAAACCAGTATTTAAGAGTTTCTAATGAAAGAGTAAATAACTTCAATTTTGTTCAGCCACAAAACTTTGGAGATACTCAAATGGATCAGACAGGCTATAAATTCCTGCAAGTAGCACCGGAAGATATAGCAGGTCAGTATGATGTAGAAGTATCCTCAAGTGCATTAGAACCAATGGCTGACAAACAGGTAAGAAGACAGCAACTACTACAAGCCTTCCAAATGACCTCGCAACAAGGACTTTCCTCTCCAACACTATTCAAGCAAATACTAAAAACTTTTGATGACATTCCAGTTATGGATAAGATTATCGAAGAATATGAACAGCAAATGCAGAGAAGACAGCAAATAGAACAGGAGAAGTTTCAAGCACAGAATAAAGGCAATCCTCAATCACAGCAGGTGGGACAAGTTCCTAATCAGCCACAAAACCCACAAGGACAGGTGCAGAGATAATGAATAAAGATGATCAAGTAGCAAGAGGTCAAGCGGTTGCTTACATAATGGAAGAAGTTGGTTGGGACTATATCGAGGAGTATCTTGAAAAAGAGTTAGATAGCCTCAAAAACTCTCTTATTTACGGTGAGTTTGACGGTATAGAAGAAAGAAACGCTGTTAAAAAGAATGTAGAATTTATCGAAAATTTCCTATCGACCCTTGACAAATGGATAGAGAAGAAAGACGAGATAGTTTCAGCAAAACTAGAGGATAACATTTAAAAACTGCCTTCTCAAATGAGGAGATAACAGTTGATAAATGCCCTCAAATAAGGAGTGTAAATATTTATGAGTGAAGTAAGAGAAGGACAGAATGTGCAACCGGATAACAGTACGGAAGCCCCTTCTAATGAAGGACAAGTGGAAGATACTGCCCGGACAGCAGAAGACGTCCAAAGTGATTTAGGAAACTTAGGCTATGAGGATAATCAACAGGCAGAACCACAAGACAATTTTGGTGAGGCACAGGAAGAACAAACCGAGTCAGAAGTTTACGAAGTAGGCGATAAAGAGTACCAAAGTGTAGAAGAAATGAAACAAGACCTGCAAGAGTTCCATCAAAATGAGCAGAAATACCAAGAGTTGAGAAAAAAGTTATCTGAAAGAAATGAAAAGGCTAAAAGGGCTGAACAATACGAGCAATTCTTCCAGCAAAATGAAGATGTAATGAAACTCGTTAATCAGTATACACAGGACGAGAACTTACAAACTCTCGTACAGGCTTATGAGAATGACCTTATTAACGGCGACCAACTGCAACAGGCTAAACAATACCTTAGTCAACAGCAGGGTAATCCTCAAATGCAACAGCAGGGGCAACAGCAAAATCAAATGTCACAGCAAATGCAACAGAAGATACAGCAGTTAGAACAATCACAGCAAAGAATGGTGATGAATGAGGCTTACGATACCGTCAATAATGATTTCTCCGAACTGCAAGAAAACTATAACGAGTTAATTGAGCAGGAGGATATTTCACCGGAAGAACTAACAAGAATTGCCGGAGAACATAACTTCTTCAAAGAAGGAAGAATGGCAGATAATTTACCGGATTTGAAAAAAGCATTTAATTATTATGTTGCTAACAATCCGGATACTTTCAAAACTCTACAACAGGTTGCTCAAAATGATCAACAAAAGAAACAGCAGGAACTGAAACAGGCACAGGTAGAACAGGGTGCTAATCGTCAACAGCAGACTTCTGATGAAGGTGAAGATTTAGTTAATGATATTACACGCTACTCCAACTTTAGTGGTGGAGGCGTACTATAAAACCTTCAAATAAGGAGAGATAATTATGGCAAATTACAGAGGTACTATTGGAACAGAGGATATTAATTCAGCAAGAGTCGTAAAGGATATGAGTGATGACATTTTACTCTTAGAACCGGAAAGAACTCCTTTCCTTGTATTTTCTAAGAAGTTAAAGAAAGAACCTTGTCACAATATTAAATTCAGTTGGCAGGAAGACGAAGTAATGGGACATAGAACAGCTATTACATCTGGCGAAACTGTGACTCTTACAGCAGATAGTGAGTCTGGTGTTATTGAAGTAGATAATGTAGACATCTTTACTAAGGGCGATATGATGTTAATTGAAGACTCCGGAGTTGTTGCTTATGTATCAGATGTTGAAGATACAGAAACAGATCACATTAAAATTATTCCGGGCTTTGACGCAGATGATACCGCTACTGATATTACTGGTGGAGAAGAAGTACAGATTATCGGTAATGCTAACGAAGAAGGTGCAGGAATTAGAGAAGAAAACAGACGAGGCGTAGAAGAAAAGTCTAACTTCGTCCAGCAGTTTAAAACTAACTTCTCAATGACTGATATTCAGATGGCTACTAAAACTTACAATACAAAATCTGAATGGGGATACTTACGCTACAAGAAAGGTATTCAGCACAACGAAGAAATTGAGAGAGCCTTACTATTCGGAGGTCAGAAGAAACTTACTAACTCCGTTATTGGTGGTGCTCACCCAACAACTACAACTAAAGGTGCTTTCCAGTTTATCAACAGTAATGTAGAAACAGTTGGATCTTCTACTGCACTTACTGAAACAGCTTGGAATGAGTTCCTAAAAGATAAAGCCTTCGATAAAGGTTCAGATAAGAAGACTTTACTTGCTAGTAAAACTCTAGCACATCAGATTTCTACTTGGGCTAGTGACAATGTAAGAATTGAACCGGGAAGAAATCAGAAGTATGGTGTTAATGTTGACAGTTATATCTCAACATTAGGTTATGAGTTAGATGTAATCGTTCACCCATTCCTAGAAGGTACAAAGTACGGACAGGCAGGAGTTGTGCTTGATATGGACGCTATCAGCCTTCGTACACTGAAAGGTAATGGCAAAGACTTCGATACTAAGCTATTAGTAGATGTTGTCAATGATGGTGCTCACAAGCAGATTGATGAATACTTCTCTGTTCTTGGCTTACAGTTAGAGCAAGAGCAAAGACACGCTACTATTTTCAACACATTAGACAATTCATAATATAGACTATTAATAAAATAGGAGGGGTTAATTCCCCTCCATTATCAATATAAGGAGTGAATTATTAATGAATAAAGGTACTTTTATGAGCAAGTATGATAATTACAGCATTTTATTAGAGGCAGGAAGTAAAAGGATATATGACAATGGTAAGGTTGATAGAAAGCCCAGTAAGAGAGTTCAATTTAAGAATGGTATGTTTAATCCTTATGAGGCTAATATCGGCTTAGACGCAAAAGAGATTATCAATAGACTACAAGCAGAACCCGGCTATGGTAATGACTTTTGGCTAATTGATACTTCAAGCATTTTAACAGCAGATAACTTAGTTAATTCCAGTTATAGAGAACTTACCGATAAAGAAGACGGCTTACTCTATGATGTTGAAGAACCTGCTATGTTAAGGGACGCTATTAAAATGGAAGATAATAAAGAAGACAGCAGGAAAACTGTGCTTAAAGCATTGAAGAAAAGATTAAGAGAGATTTTAGATGAATTTAATAAAGAGTTGGAAGATGATGAAGAATAGGAGGTAGGTTATGAACCTTCAAACGATTAGAAAAAAGATAAGAGATATTATAAGAGAGCCGGACGAAACCGGCTTTTACAACAATGATGAAATTAACGATTGGATAAATGAAGGTCAAAGGGAGATAGCAAGAAAAACTCAAAGTCTTACTGAAACAGCTTACATCAATACTGAAAAAGGACAGACTGAATATACTCTCCCGGACGACTTTCTCAATGAAATGTTTATCAAATTTAATGGAGAGAAACTCTATGAAACTAGCAAAGAAAGAGCTATTGAAGAAGGCGAAAAACTAGAAGGATACCATTACTACTACATTTGGGATAATAGTTTATTTCTGACATTCGAGCCGGGAATAAGCGAAATGTATATTGGATACTTTAGAGTGCCTAACGATATGACAGAAGATTTGGATACTCCCGATATTCCTACTAAGTTTCAAGACGCTTTAGTAGATTACGGAGTTTATAAAGCTAAAATGGTGGATAGAATGTTTAACGAGGCAGAAGTTTTCAAGCGTGATTTCAATGATAAGTTAAGAGATATTATGAGTTATAGCAAGAAACCTTCGAGCAAACAATGGAAAGTAAAAAGGTTGTGATTTAATGGCAGAAGTTAAGCAAAGATTGAAAGTTAAAGTTAAAGCTAAATTAACTGAACGAGATAAGGATACTAAAGAAGTTATCGGAGAATATGAGATACCCGAGCATATTATTGATGATGAACAATTAGTAAAAGATTTTATGGCAGAAAAGCGAGGTGGTAGTAATGGGGCTGATTAATGATTTTGCAGAATGGACTGTTGCTCAAATGAACGGTTATAACTACATTGGAATAGGTGATGATAATACAGCAGAAGACCCAACTCAAACAGGCTTATTGGGTGCTAACACTCACTATGAGCCTGTTGAGAGTGGATACCCTTCTATTAGTGGTAATCAGATAACTAATAAGATTATAGTTGACCCTGCTGACGCTCAATTTGCTTGGCAAGAGTTTATTATTTGCACAGGAACTCCCGGTGATGTAGCAAATAGAGTTGTTATACCTGTTGGTACTAAAGGTAATGTAGAGTGGGAGTTTGATTTAACTCTGACGCTGACTGTGGAGTGATAATATGAG